GGTTATGGATTGCATCAAAAATTTCATTCTTTAATTTGGTGTTGCCTTGTATGGCTGGTGTGCGACTAAAAATATAATCTACGTAACGGTTTACTGTTTCTGCCCAAGTCTCTCTGCGTTGCTTATCGTCTACAAATCGGGCGTATCTGCTGGCGGCTATATATTCTTGATATTGATCCATGGTTTCTTATTGTTGTGTGTTGATGAAAAAGGGAGGCCACAGTTTCTGTGGGCACTCCCTTGTACTACCTACTGCCTGAAAGGAACTACTTATACTGCAAAGTCTACTGCTGCGGATGTTGGTCCACCTAACTTCTCACCGTCTTCTAACTTCATTACGTTGTTCAAACCAAACGCAATGCCTCTAGAACCGCTTTGATCGTATGGGTACATTGTTACTGATGCACGACCATAACAACCACTGTAAAACTCATTCTTATCCGTAATAGGATTTAAATCAGCATCGACAACGCCAGGACGCTCATTAGAATTAGCGTTGAAGAAATAATGACCAGCGTATACTTCGTCACCTTCACGTTCTGTATCGCCATCACGTAAACCACCTTTCAATGTCTTAGGAATTGTTGCACCCCAAAATGTTGAGTTCTCTTGTTTGACCTTTTCAAACGCAGCATTAAAACGTGCAACACCTGCTTTGTCTGATTTAGGAATCAACACTGATACTGAATACTTCATAGCGCCACTAAGGTTTGGTGCTGGTTCAAAAACGTTAGCAAACGAAAAACGAACCTTGTCTGTAACGAACTTGGTATTTGCTGATTTAGGCATAATAATTACTCACTTTTTTAACGTTAGAAATGGGACTTCAATAGGGGCCCATTTGGCAACCCTTTACTACGCATCGTACAAAACTCCATGATACTGTAAAGCTTGTCGTATTGCAAGTGCTCTTATAAAATCATTTAAGTAAACTTTCTCATGTAACATTTCTGGATCTTCTGCTACACAATCTAGTATGTCCTCAACTGATTCCCTTAATTCTAACACAGATGCTCTGTGTCCGCTGCCAGGTAAACAATCAAAATCTTTTACAAATTTGTCAATTAAGATGTCAGGTATTTCAAAGTCTGAACCAAGGTATTTTACCATCATCGTCATTTTGCTACCATGACAAGGCCCACGTTCCCTAAAGCATAACCCAAGAACATGATACCAGTACCGACTCCTCCTTTAATAAATTGATCGCAGGCAACGACAAAGTATACCACGCCCATTGCTGCTATTAACCATGTGCTCATGCGAAATCCTCTTTTGCTGATTCTTTTGATTTTACTAGTTTGGGTGAGCCCTCTGGTCTAACAACTAGATCACCTAACCATGCGGTAATCTGTTGCCCTTTTGGCACCATCTTCTCCAAGGTAGGTAACGACTTTAACTCTGGTTCTTTGTAAATAGCTTCTTTACTCATTCCTTTGTCAATCAATACCGCAGCAGCAAGTGCTTGGTCTTTAATGCGACGATGGGTTACAGAGGTTGCTAATTTAAAACCTTTTGGCAAAATGTTTTGTTCTATTGCACGGGTTAGTGCATACTCTTCCACATCACCAACCCAAGTCTTTAGATTTTGGGCTTTGACGAGGACTTCGCTGATTTCTTCTTCGGAGAGGAGCGGAGGGTCTTTGTACTCTTGCTTGGCGAGTTCCGTGTTGAAGTCGCTACGGGCGCGGCACTGCGCTTTGGCTTTGCAGAACTGGCACCAAGAACCGGGGAGGAACTCACCGCTGCCCGCCCACGCTTTTTTGGCTTTGGGTTTAACGTAATAGTTGGCCCAGTCGAGGAGCTTTGTGATCGTTGTGCTGTCGGTAGAGATGCTATCAAGGCGAGGCTGGTGGATCGTGTAACTGACTTCTTTGATGTCTGGGTGTTCTTCTTTGAATTTGGAGTAGGCTCCAAGGGCATAGAGCCTGAGCTGCGGGTTGTCTTGTGCTTCGACGGGGACGCCTTTTCCAAACTTAAGGTCGATGACACGAATGGAGTGCTTAGAAAGTATAACCACATCGGCTGTACCAAAGCCGTCAGGTACCCAATCACTGAAATCCACACGCTGTTCAAATAGCGGGGTATCGCCTTCACCGATTTGGCTACGGACATATAAAACGTAATTATCGACGTTAGCCTCGAAGTCGTCATTGTAATAGGGTGTTGCTTTAATTCTTGTGTATTCTTCTTCATACTCTTCTGTTCCAATTTGTCCAAAATACTGACGTAATTTAATTTCAGATAACTCATGGGCAGTTGTGCCTTCCTGTGAAAAATCAAAGGAATTGGAACCGCGTTTTGTATCTGGAAGGGTGGCCTCAAGGCGGGCCGATGGGGTGCAGGACAGCCACCGTTTAGAGCCAGAGGCTGATAGTAAAGCGTGGGCTGTCAAAATATTCTCCTGTATTTATACTAATGCAAAGTATAACAAAAAACTGACGTTATTGCTGGGAATATCTTTTTAGTATTACTGGGGCGAAAACTTATTACTTTTGGCTAAATTCTCAGCCGCCGGAAGAAGTTGTAAATTCCAAGGAACATGCAAACCAGACACTTTTTTGCCTTTTAAGGGGACTATATGGTCGACATGCCAAGATTCACCTGTAAATTTCTTTATCAAATTTGCCCTATTGTATATGACTTTAATTTCTTCCACAAAAACATCCTTAATCCATCGTGGTGTTCTTTGTATTTTGGATGATCTGCGTTTTGCATCTCTTGCGTCGTAATGTGTTTTTAGTTTTTGATAATGCGCTTTGTTGTATGCTTTTATGCATAAAATACACATGTATTGACGCCCGTCTTTTGCGGATTTTGATTTATTAAATTCAAATAAAGGTTTTGTAACTTTACAAATTGGGCACTTCTTCATTGATACCCTTACCGGTCTTTTGGTGGGTAGCCAGTGAGTAAGCACTGGCAGGGCCGCTAAGCCGATTCCCCGTTGATTGGTATTACTGTTTTAGTGCTGCAATTAAATTATTCATTTCACCCACGAAGTCAATAGCAACTTCTTGTTTGACGTTAGCTTTAATTTCTCGGTTGTCTTTGTAGTCATCTGGATACTGACCACGTAATGCTATCTCAGCAATACGAGAGTTAAACGCTTTGTTCTCTACGTTGGCAAGCATCATCATTTCCCAATATGACTGACCGTAGGTTGTAGCCATGTCCATGGTTTCAGCAAAGAATGGGTCTTCTTGCTTCCACTTAGCTGCTGTGGCTTTACTGATACCAATTGCTGCGTACATGCTTTTTTGGGACGCGCCTTGACGACCTAAATCCAAAATGGCATCCGCCATTTCTTGCGTAAAGGTTTTCTTGTTTGCTGGGGGTTTTTTAGCTGCCACACTTCCACCTTTTTAGACTTGCTGCTTTGCGTGTTGGTTTGCCGTTCTCATCCTTCATAGGACCTGGCATGCCCGACATACGAGCGCAAAATGATTTTTTACGTGGGCCACCTTCGGGTTGCGGTGCTTTTAAATTCGAGCCAGTAGCCGCATTATATTTAGCACGACCTTTGGCGGTAAGCCCAGCGCCTTTAGACGCAGGCAGCTTTTCACCACGGCCAATTGCAAGCGAGGGACCATTCTTTTTAGTTGCCATTATTTCTTAACTTTCCCGCCGCGTTTCTTTTTTATTAATCCTGAACTTCTTGCTTTTGCAGCTTCTACCGCATCTTCAATTGTATCATGTGTGCTTGTAGGCTTAATTCTACCTTTTTCTAAACCGCTCATAATTTCATCATCACTTCGTTGCACCCCTTTAATAATGCTGGGTGTATTTACATATTTTCCTTTGTAAGGAAGTGTGACAGATTTTTCTGATACAAGTTCATCATTTGCAGTTCTAAATAAAGGTTTTCCTGCTTCTGAAAATTGACCTGTAGGTCTTCCAACTAAATTAGAAAATCCACTTATGGAGGACAAACTGCCACCATTAGACATTTTTTTTACCCTGCCACCAGTTTTCATTTTAGGAAGGGTTTTAAAATCTTTCATTTTGTTTTTGCTGTTTTGGCGGATTCTTTAAATGATTTGGCTGTAGGAGCACCCTTGGCGCCCGGCTTGCGCATCTTCTCACCAGAGCCAGCTTTAATGCGTTCTTGTTTAGCGTGAATGTTTGCGTATAAACCGGGTTTAGTTGCCATAGTATTTCCTTAGAATATTACTGAAACGCCTGACATCTTTTTAACTAAGCCTGTCAGTTCTTTGGTTGTTTGACCGCTGATAAAGGTGTTGATTTCAATCGCCTTGTCAATGATCTCTTCCATTGTTGGAAAAGCTGGTGCTAATTCAGCAGCTTCTTTGGTTGTCTTGTTTACCACTTCCCACGCTGCCAAGTTGGCTTCGTGTTGTTTGATCATCAGATCCTTAGCGGTGTTAAAAATAGAAAAACGTAGTTCAAATGGATTCATGTAAATCTCCTGTGTGTTGTGTGTAAAGTAGGTTTCCAAGCGTCTCACGACGAGTTGTACTCCCTATATCTACTAATGCAAACTTTTCAGGAAATCCGCCCCTATTTGTCGTCAGGGATAATAATTGTCTTTTGTGGCTTTTGGGCGCGTCTTTCTTGCGCTTGCATAGCCTTTTTAAGTGATGGTAACATTTCATTAACCATCTTAAGGGTTAAACCAAGGGCTTTCTCCCTGTCAAGACGCTCTTTTTCCTCGCTGTCTTTCTTGATGTTTTCTTCAACGGCTTTGTATACGTCATTACTAAAGCCTCTAGATTTAAGCAGGGTTTTTAAAAAGTCATCAGCCATCCATCTTCTCCGTTGCTTCTTTAACCGCTTCTACACTGGTTTTCATGTGGTCAACTTGGGGTCGCACTTGACGCTGCAACATGTCAATGTGCTTTGCCCAGGTTACGGTTGGCACACCAAGCGGCTGGTTCATCATG